GTTGGGGTTGCGGCCGTTGCCACCGTTACGGTAATCGGCGTTTCCGATACGAATGTCCGGCTGCACGGCTGGCAGGCTGATGCCGCCACGGCGTTCATCGCGGCTCCCTGCTCGATGGTTACGGTGGGGGTCGATGCCGACTGAATGGGAATCGTGAAATCCTGCGAGAGAGGTTGCTGCTTGGTGCATCCGCATCCGCCGTTACACGGAACATAAGAGATGATGCCCTCGACATGGACGGTAGCCACATAGCGTCCGGTCCCAACTTGTGACAGCGATTTCAACGAGAACTGCGGATTGAATACCGGAGTGTTGTCTGCGCACGTCGGATAGCAAAGCCGCTGGGTGATGTTCACCTCATAAAAGTACGGCGAAGCCACCGATCCGGCTGCCAGAACGGGTGTAATAACAGCCGCTTGAATTTTGTTACAGCTCATAAAATGGGTAATTATTTAGTTTTGCCTCCTACTGTCTCTATTTTTTCATCCGCGCCGGAGGCATTAGGCTCGGAGGTAGGGTATAGTGCATCGTATATCGCGTTTATTTTCGCCTCGAAGGCGTCTACGCGGCCGTGCAGCGTCACGATATTGTCGTTCGTTACCTGCACTCCAAATAGTATCTGTTCAAAAAGGTTCCGCGGCTGACGCGGTTCCTGGGGATTGGTGTTCTCGCTCATCGTTTCAGAAAGTTTTGCACGAAAAAGTTGTTCTTGTATTTTATCAGCAGGTCTTTCAGTTTGGATGCCGTCACGAGCCCTCCTCGCTGGTAGTTCTCGTTCACGAAATCATAGGCTGCCTGCTGCACCTCCCGGGCTTCCTGCTCGGATTCAGCATATATGTATATTTCGATCTTATAGGGTTGCATGGCTTATAGTTTCGGTAGTGGTGGGACATCGGCTACGGGAGCAGCGGCACTCACGGTGCTTATAGGCTCTCCGCTTCTGATAGTTCTGAATAGATTGTAGGCGCCGACCAATTTGTCTTGATTGGCATCGGCCCATCCGAACAGCTCCCCGATGGTTGTTTTTGCCTGCTGGAGCATTGATGGCGGTACCGGGTCGAAATCGGGGACCTTCTCCATATCTTTCATGTAGAAATCATACATCCGCTCCATCGTGGCCACATCACCTTGATACATCTGCATAAGCGATCTTTTCAGGGCGTCTTTGGATGTCGTGCGGATTGCGTCCATATTGTGATACTCTTTTTTAGCGAATAGCATATCGTAGCGGTTTTAAGGATTAAGGGTGGGGCGGGAATCCGCCCCACCCCGGAAGGGCTAACCCTGGCACGTGTCGCAACCACAAGGCTGCGGGGCGGAATACCTCGCCACGCGAAGGAAATTGCATCCTCCGATGGCGGAGTTGAGCCCCGAATTGCCATTGATCGCCTGAGCCAGCGCGATTGCTTCGGCGTTCGACAGCGCGTTAGCGCCTGCCCCGGCGCCTGCACCTGCCCGTACATCAACGTACTGGCTGATCGTAGGTGCATGGTTGTTCTGCCAGCCCTCACGCGAAACGCGCTCCTGGAGCTGCGTCTGGGCGAGGATGTCGATGGCCTTGCTTGCACCCTCGCTGCGAGCTTTGGATGCTTGGTTAATGCCCCAGATTCCGGCTGCAGCCAGAAGGAGTGCGCCGCCGCCCAGACCGGCAGCCAGACCGATACCCGTGGCGGCCATGCCGTCGCGGTGCTTGTAGTAATGGCGATTGCTCTCCCACATAGCCAGATCGCCCGACGTTAAATAATCTGCTTCCATGTATATACATGATTTCGTCCGCCTCTTACCTCTTCAGCGATTGAGGTAGCATTGTAT